GACATGGCTGAATGGAAGGATGCTGCTCCTCGCATCCAGGTGATCGCGTAATGTCTAATTCTGACAAACAAGAAGTCTTCATGTTCTTGGATGAACTTCGAAGCACTGGTATCACCAACATGTTTGGCGCTGCCCCCTACATCCAAGAGTTCTTTGGAGTTGACCGTAAGGCAGCTCGAGAGCTGCTCAATGAGTGGATGAAGACGTTCAGTGAGCGTCGCGCCTAACATGCAGATTCCGTCTATAGGTTCTCTCGTTAAGGTTACTACTCGGTATCCGAGTAATGTTGCCGGTCGAGAATGGGATGACAGGACTCATACTGGCAGAGTCGTACCAATTCCGTTATATTGGAAGGATGAGGTCGGTAATACCTTCGCTGTAGAAACTGGCCGCTCCTATCATCCCATCTCCCTTATCTATACTCAGAGGGTCATTGACCTTCAGATTCTAGAAGGGCAGGCTCTGAACAAGACTGAGTTTAGCAAATTGCTAACTATTGAATGCACTGTTGCCGGCAGTAAGGGTAACGTGTATAATGTCATGTCCAAGGGTGGGAAGTGGTCCTGCACTTGTACAGGTTTCGAATTCCGTAATCAATGTAAGCACATAGCACAGGTAAAAAGTAAGATTTATGGCAAAGCAGCGTAACGATTCTCTTGCTCGAGCACTCGGCCAAGAACCGACGTTTACTGAACCTACCAAGTTGAACCTCATTGAGGCTCTTAACTGGTACAACTACAACAGCGATGATGGCAACTATAAGATTTGGTTGCGGCAGTTCCTCGCCCAGCAGAAGTCATTCTCTAAGAGCGACATTGCCAAGGCTACGAGTGGTGATGTTCCTCGTGCCATTGCCGCGCTTGCCCGAATGGAATCTCGTGGTGTGGCAACTGGTGAGCAGGCTCGTGTTATTGCGTTCGCAATGAAGGCAATTGAATCCTCTACCTATGTGGAAGAGGAAGATGTTGTACCGACTAATGTCATTTCAATTCGCGACCGTCTGAAGGAGTCTTGTACTCCGTATGTCGCTTGGATTGACCAGCAGATCGATAACTTCATTGCTGGCAAGTCATACGATGATAACATATATGACTACTTGAATGGTCAAGGCTGTAAGGCTGGCCATGCTCGCATGATTCGAGAAGCGTTTGAGTTCAACTTTAACGAGATGGCTCTCCTCAAGGATGGCGACCCTGCTGTTGTCGAATGTTATGAGGCCTATGGCAAGAAGGCTATCAAGGTCCTTGTTGCATTCTACGAGAAGTTGGAATCTGATCTTGCTCAGCTTGAGCAGACTAAGAAGGCTGCTCGTGTCCGTAAGGTCCGTAAGCCAAACGTCGAGAAGATGTTGTCGAAGGTCAAGTACCTGAAGGAGTCTACCGAGTTTAAGGTTGGTTCAATCCACCCCCAGAAGGTTCTTGGCTCTGAGCAACTTTGGATCTTCAACACTAAGACTCGTCAGCTTGGCCGCTATGTTGGTAGCAACATCCAGTTTAAGCGTTCGAGCCTTCTTAACATTGAGCTTGAGCAAAGCGTATCCAAGAAGCTTCGAAAGCCTGAGGAGTTCCTCAAGGTTGTAATGAATGCCTCTAAGTCTCAACTCAACAAACAGTTCGATGCTATCAAGGCTGTTGCCAAGCCGATGAATGGCCGACTGAATGAGTTCACTGTCCTCTTGAGGGTTTGGTAATGAATAAGATACTTGATTGGTTAGATAACTTCTTTTGGACTACATTCAAATACGGTTGGTGGATATTTACATTCATAGCAGGCCTGATTGTGGGCACATATGTCTTGGAGAACTACTTGTGAGATGCTTTTTAGCATTCCTGGTTATTATTGCTCTCGCTCCTTGGGTTATTGGTTTCATTATAGGGTTGACAAATGGCTAACAAATTCTCAGTTTATGTTCGTAATGCTGAAGGCGGCATCCTCGAGTTCTATGACCTCTCTAAGATTGAGGCCCTAAACTTGGTTAGGGAAATGAAGGAAGATGGTTTTACTGAACTTGATATGGTCCCCACATTTACAACTTCTTTGTTTACTGACTCCGTAGAGGCAAAGGAGGAGGAAGATGAGCTCATCTAATAATGTAATTGACCTCGACGAGTTTAGGAAGCGCAAACAACAAGCACTACCTAAACCTTCTGCTCAACTTGCTCAGTTTGTTGAGGCTTACCATGAGGCTGGTCCTGAAGCACTTGATGTGTTTACCAAATCCGTCAGGCTGCTCAAGGCTTATGGGTTTGATGTAGAAGAATTTGATCAAAGAGACGTTTTGCTGTTGAGGGAAGCAATCTTTTCCATTATACTACGGTATAGGGAAGAACATCATCCTCTACATTCGTTTGTAGATGAATTTGATAAATACTTTAACAGACTTGAATTTTTTCTGGATAGTGAATGGGTCAAAGCAGATTTCGAAAGTTTCGATGATGAGCTAGACCCTAATGAAGAAGAACCTACATGATAATCGTTGACTTAAACCAAGTAATGATTTCCAACCTGATGATGCAGCTTGGGAACCATACTGATGCCAAAATAGAAGAGGGCCTTGTTCGACACATGGTCTTAAATGCCATTCGTTCATACAAACAAAAGTTTGGTGAAGAGTATGGTGAGATCGTTATTGCATGTGACGATAAGAACTATTGGCGTAGGAAGATCTACCCATACTATAAGGCTAATCGAAAGAAGGCTAGGGAAGAATCTGATATTGACTGGAATTCGATCTTCGAATGCTTTAATAAGATCCGTGAGGAACTTAAGGAGTACTTCCCATACAGAGTACTAAAGGTCGATACAGCTGAAGCAGATGATATCATCTCTACACTTGTTCACCACAATGGTGCATTGCTAATGACTGGTGATGCCGAGAAGATTCTAATCCTTTCTGGCGATAAGGACTTCATTCAGTTACAGAAGTTCGTGAACGTCACTCAGTACGATCCAGTACGTAAGAAGTTTATCTCTCATAAGAACCCTGAGTTGTATCTGAAAGAACATATCATGAAGGGTGACTCTGGTGATGGTATTCCTAACTTCCTATCAGGTGATGATTGTTTCATCTCTGGTACAAGACAAAAGCCAGTTCGGCAGAAGAGTCTAGACCAGTGGGTCAAGCATTCCAATCCAGAAGACTTTTGTGACCAGAACATGCTTCGTGGTTATAAGAGAAATGAGGCTCTTGTAGACCTGTCCAAAATTCCGTCTGATGTATATAATACTATCTTGGCACAATATAAAGACCAGGATGGTAAGAAGAAAGCTGATTTGTTAAACTATTTCATCAAGTTCAAACTCAAAAACCTGATGGAACATATTGGAGAATTCTAATGAATAGTAATGTATGTGATGTATTCGAAGTTGCTTGTCGCTATAAGACAAAGCAGGAACGTGCTGATGTGCTAAAGGCTAATGACACCTTTGCACTAAAGAGTATCCTTCAGTTAGCATTCCATCCTAATGTGGTTGCTGCACTACCAGAAGGTGCCCCACCGTTTAAGAAGGTTGATGGTAACCAGAACGAATACCATCGTGGATACCTCCATGCTGAGGCTCGTAAGCTTGGTTACTTGGTTGAGCAGCCAAAGCAGAATCTCAATAAGATTAAACGCGAGAACATTTTCATTACTATTCTCGAATCACTTCCTGGTCCAGAAGCAGACATGCTAATTGCTGCCAAGGACAAGAAACTACATAAGCTGTATAAGGGAATCACAGCTGATGTCGCTAAGTTAGCATTCCCTGATATCCTACCGGATGATGTTAAGTAAGAGGTTTATAGTTCCATGACGATCAAGAAGTATTCTCGTAATCAGCGTTTTGATGATTATGAGGACCGCCCATCTAAACTTAAACACAAGGATAGATCAGAAAAGCGTTTGCGAAATGCATTAAGGACAAATGACCTGGATGAGCTAACAAAGCTTTCCGATGATGATGACATGGATGAATACTACGATTACGATAACGAATATAGGCAGTAACAAATGGTAGAATACTACGCAATCCACATCTTATGGTTTGTTATGAGTTGTGGATTTGGTGCCTGGATGTACTTTCAGGGTGCCAATAAAGGAACGACAGCTGGTGTCAATGCTGCCGTAATATTCATGACACTAAATGGTAGAACAAAAGAAGCTGAAGAGTTTTTAGAATTTATTAATGAACTGAGCACTAAAAAGATCAAGTTTGATAAATAAAACATATGCCAACATACACATTTGAAAACACCCTAACGGGTGAGGTCACTGAGGAGTTCATGTCGATCTCGGCGTTCGAAGAGTACACCGCCGCGAATCCACACCTCAAGACCGTAATCACACAGGCTCCGCCTATAGGAGATCCACACCGCCTCGGCCTTAAAAAGCCAGATGCTGGGTTCCGTGACGTCCTTAAAAATATTAAATCCCACCATAAGAGGTCGAACATCAACACATGGTAACAAAGGGTAGTACTCGATGCCAAATAAAGCTAAGAAGAAACTTCGACTAGTCGTAAATGGTAATCAACATCAGAAGGGAGTTAAGCTACATCCAATACATCCAATAACAAAAGCCCAAGAAAAAGTATTCGAATCATTTTATAAATCACACTTACTACTACACGGTATTGCAGGCACAGGAAAGACGTTCGTCAGCCTCTACCTTGCTCTAAAAGAAGTACTAGAGCACAAAGCGTATAAACGTATCGCAATCGTTCGCAGCTGCGTCCCTACAAGAGAAATTGGCTTCATGCCAGGAACACTAGAAGAAAAGCTAAGTGTTTACGAACAACCATATAAAGAGATTGTAAATTGCTTAACGCAAAGAGCAGATGGATATGACCTTCTGAAAGATGCTGGTGTGATTGAATTCATGTCAACATCATTCATTAGAGGTCTAACTTTAGACAATACAATCATCCTAGTAGACGAAATCCAGAACATGACATTTGGTGAACTTGATTCAGTTATCACGAGAGTTGGTGACTTCTCTAAGATCATCTTTTGTGGTGACTATAGACAAACCGACCTACAATCAACTAAAGATAAGTCTGGCCTCAAAGACTTTATGAAGATCCTTCATACCGTTGCAGATGTTGACTATATTGAGTTTTTGGTGGATGATATAGTGAGATCAGGATTTGTTAAAAAATACATTATTGCAAAAACGGAATTAGGGTTTGGATAGAGTACAATTTGAATTAAAACATCATCTTTATAAGTTTCCAGAATTAGAAAGAATAGACGGTGAACCAAGACTATATGTTACACCGGAGGGGGTTAAGCTCCCTTCGGTGACCTCTGTTACTGGCTTGACCACAAAGGATGGTATCCAGCAATGGCGTAAAAGAGTTGGTGAGCAAGAGGCTAATAAGATATCTAAAAAGGCATCTAGTAGAGGAACATCTGTTCACTCCCTAGCTGAAAAATACATCCTCAATGAAGATGGGTTTGACACAGCCCTGAGAAAGGCAATGCCTGATGCAGCTGATTTATTCCATAAGTTAAGAAGAGCTCTAAACTCTAGTGTAACTACTGTTCATGCTCTGGAAACTAAGATTTGGTCTGATTATCTAAAGGTGGCTGGCACAGTGGACTGTATTGCCATGTATAATGGTAAACTCTCTGTAATTGACTTCAAAACCGCCTCTAAGCCTAAAGAAGAGCATTGGATTGAGCACTACTTCATGCAAGCCTCTGCATACGCATGTGCTTGGTATGAGCTGACTAAAGAACCCATAAATAACTTAGTAGTAATGGTAGCCAATGACCATGATTCTGAAGCACAAATCTTTGAAAAAACTACATATCAGTATCTAACCAAATTTCAAGTGGCTAGAGAGGCTTTTTATAACCATTACGGTGTATAATAAACTAATTTAGGAGTAGTTCAATGAGTCATTACGGCCACAAGACATTTAGCGGTTCATTCTCAGCTATTAAACAACTATTAAACGCTGGCAGCCACCGCTTTGGCGGTTCCCATGCCCAAGTAGCATATAAAGTTTCCGACGGTTCACAAGTAGTAGTTACCCTACACGAGAGTGGTGTAAATATTGTTGAAGCAGAAGAGGACACTGTAACAGTTATTTTGATGGGCTTGAATGCTACAACCCCAGCTGTGTTTTCTGATGTAGAATTTGTATCTGTTGCCAGCAGCTATCAAGTGCCAGCTGGTAAGCATGCTATCCTTCTAGAAGGTTCAGTAACACTAGGCGAAGCACTATTGAATGCTGATGAAGATATCTTTAAGCTAGATGCGGAAGCATCAGTTGCTGGTACAGCTACGTTGTTGGTATTTGGCCACACCCAAGAATAATCTAGGATTCTAAGATGTCAGAAGAAACACCAACACTACCTATGCCAGGTGTGACAAAAGCTAACACCGTACTGACATTCATTGTGCCTGGCAATCCAAACATGGTCGAGCAGATAGATACTACAATTGCTATAAACAAAGATAATGTTCAGAATTATAACTTTACATATAGCTATGTTGACCCATCAACTAATACTGTGTTGCATTCGCATGAAATGACAAAAACAACAGGTAGCTTTCTATGAGATATTATGGCTTGACAGTAATAGAGCCAATCACAGTATTGAGGTATGAGGCACCTGCTAACCAGTACGTTGTCTCTCTGCCTATGTCGTATTCAAACAGTACATTTAGAGCCAGAACAGATATAATGTACTTGGCTGAAGACTCTGGACAGGTCACGGTAATTGAATCAACACCAAATACTGATTTAGTTGGGCTCACGCTTCAGCCAGGTACCGCATACAATCCAGAAGAGTTGTTTGGCAATAACATTGTTAAGATACAAAGTGGAAACACTATACCGATCCTAACAATGATATACGCCAGACTTGTGGATGGGTTTAAGATCGTAAATTCAAATACAGTAACCATCGATGGGTCATATGCTATCCAACCTAACACATACGCAGCAGTGGTAGAGGGTACTATTACCGTATCAGACACTACTGTTGACTCAAATACTGGTCTACACATTCTTGGTAAGATGGAAACAGAAAGAACCATCACTGGCCAAGGTAAATTGGTTACATTCAATATTATCAATGTCTGAATTTAAACATGTGAGTGATATCATTGGGTCAGCTGTAGAGGTTGACGAGGATGATCTTAATGCTTTAGCTAGTCTTCTGAGTGACAATTGTTCTAAGAAGCATATTATGAAGTATAAAATAGATACCGTAACATCATCTAATAATGAATTGTTACACACATCTAGCATATACAGAATTTTGAGAGGAAGATGTGTCTAACAACCATTATCTAATAAGATATGGCAGTACTGGTCTGATATTGTTAAAGCACTATCTAGTAGAAGGAACAACAGTAAACTTTAGTGAAGAGGATGAGTCTCCACAGGTCATATGTTCGTACTTTTCTTTAGATAATGGTGCAACTGTACAGCACATATCTGGTATGGGTCCAAAGAACAATGAAGTGCAAGTACCTGGGGACTTTGTTAACCTTCAGGAAGGTATAGAGTCTGGTGTCTATGGAAGACAGAGACGAGTTAATGTTTTGAAGGCTGGATATACAGTATGTTTACTGTCTTCTCTTAGGTGCCCAATCAGCACCAAACTTGTAGATAGTAATTACATTTTGCCAGCTCACACCAAAGCCGTGGTATTGTATGGTGAATGTGTTTTTGAGGATAAGGACAGGAGTTTAGTTGCCAACCGATATAATATGATACTTGAACGACCTTATGATTTGAAGTTGACCGGTAGCGGCAAACTGATGGTTATAAATATAGAGGTCTGATTCTACAGGTAATCAACCTAATCGGAGAAGTCTAATGAGACTACAAATCGAAGGTGGAACAAAGATACACCAGAAGCATTGTAGGCAGTTCGCAAGATTTTTCTCTAATAGATTCTTCTCTAAAGATCTTAGTAAACAGATAACAGTCAAACTAAAACTAATCAGAAAGTCCAATATTGGTTATAATGAAGAGTGTGCCCACGTCGAATGGGTAGATAATAACAGACAG